GACGAAGTCCCTGAGTCTCTCGCTCCTGCTATTGCGGTGGCTGATAAGTACGGCGTGCTGGTGACGAGTACCACTGGCGGGACTCACAACAAGGGTAGCAAACATTACCAGAAACAAGCTTTTGATGTTGACAACCGTAAACTGGATGCCAATCCTAAATTAAAACAAGCGTTTTTTTCTGAACTGTCGGGCCTTGGATATAGTTATTTTGATGAGGTCAAGCACCCTAAAGGCCAAGCCGTATGGGGTGGGCCTCATTACCACATTCAAAAAGGGTTAGGACAGCCAGCCAAACAATCCACAATGGCCCCTATTATTGGCAAGTCCGCTTCTGTCTCTCTGCCTAAATACCCAGAACCGGCGCCATATGTAGACACTATAGGTTCGTGGGAAGAATTACAGCAGCGATTAAACCAAGGCGGGGGCTTGTATCGTCAAGGGGCACAGCAAAAGGAAGAAGCTGGGCTCAAAAAGTTTCAGCAATCTTTCAATAAGCAAGCCCAAAAAACTATTGAGGTAAAACCTTTAAAAACAAAATACAAGCAAGTTGATAATGGTTTTGATAATAAAGCGTTTATTCAAGACCTGATTGATCAAAGCAAAAGCCAAAAAGTTCAGTATCAACCACCACCTCGCAACCCGATTGAGCAGTTCGGCGAAGGGTTCAAGGCTCCATTTACTGGCTATGCTCCAAGCACCGATATTACCGCCCAGCAAGAAGGCGGCTCATTGCCGTATCAGGCAGGGAACTTCTTAGGGCAAGTTGGAATCAACGTCGGCGGTGCTGGCTTAGGTTTACTCGGTGGCCCTGTTGGATCGGCCATTGGCGGTTTTGCTGCGGGTGGTGCATTGGGCGCACGTCAAGAAGCACAACGGCAACGGTTAGTCGGTGAGCAAGAGAACCTAGGCAAGCAGTTTGGCTCTGGTGCGCTGCAAGGTGGATTGAATCTCATCCCTGCTGTGGGTACTGGCTTAAAGCTATTACCACGGACAGTTATTAACGCTGGGTTACAAGGGGTTGGTGGTGTATTGGGGTATGGCGCACAAGAAGCTATTTCCCAAGGAACAATAACTCCACAGCTTAACGCCGGGGCAGCCGGTGCAGCCCTTGGCCTTGGTGCTGCCGGTGGTGCAGCTGGCGGTTTGATGAGCCGTGGCAAGCCTCGCCCTATTACTGTCGGAGGCCAGCGTCGGCCCGTGCAAGTGGGTGGCCAAATGGTTGGCACAGATGGCAATGCGGCCCGTCAACGGGTTGTGTTCGGCGGTATGGATATTGCACCCCCAGCGGAACCAGTGCGCAGCACGTTAGATCCCACCAACCCAGCAAGCTATGGGCTGCCTGAGACACCGAAGGTAAAGCCGGTTGAGTATGCAGCGCCTCCACAGATTGAGGGTACAGAGCAGCTGCGCTTGTTTGGCCCTAAAGGCACCGATGCTGCGTTATACGACGTAGCCAATAGCACCCCAGAAACCAACCCAGCCGCATGGGCTGCTGCACGAGAAGGATTGGAAGAATATGGCGATCTCAACATTCAAGACGTGGGCAAAAAGGTTGGCGAAGTGGTGGATGCTTTACCTCCAGGTGAAATAATCCCTGAGAACATCACTGAACGCCTTGTGGCTCCAAAGTCCAAAGACCCCATTGCCAATGCTAGCCCACGGCCACAAACACCAGCGGAGATTGTAGCCACGTCTCGCAAGCTGGCGGGCACGGTGGATGAGATGATAGCCCAAGGCACAGAAGCGTCGCCCATTAAGACCCGTGAGCAATATAACAATCTCACCAAGGCCTACAAAGAGCTTTACGGCGGGATTACTCGCTACAACAAAGACGTCAAAAACGGGCTCATTGACCTAAGCGACCTGACGCCTGAAGTGATGGCACAACGTGGCGGCATGTTGAACGACATGATCAACACAGGGGCCATCATCCCGCAGGCTCGAATTGTAAGCCCTAAAGTTTTGCAAGACTTCAGGCTTAAATATGAAAAAATGACGGCTGGCTTAATGAATGCTGGTGAGTTGGCGCAAATGCAAGCCACTATTGCAGACATGGAGTATCGTGCCCAGCTTCAAAGCCTGTCTGACCAAATGGAAACTATTCACCCTGAAGTCCGCAAGGCGTGGGAGTTTGACTACGACCCACAAACCAAGTTGGCGATGCAAAAAGAAGGTGCGGATATTGAAACCAGCGGTGGTAAAAAGTTAAGGCGCTTTGAAGACATTATGGATGGCTTGCCTGAAACCCTTTACAACCGAACCATGATGATTAAAGACGCCACTGAACGTGGGGCATCGTTGCGAATTGATGCGGATACTGAGATTACAGGGGCGACGTCTCGTGTATCCCAGCGTGAAGTAACCCCTATTGGCGGATTTAGAACCAAGGATGGCCATATTGGCTTTGTGGCTTATAACGACGATGGGCACCTAGCCAGTTATTACATCACCCCCAAGGCTAACTCTGAGACTGGCATGATCTCACAAGTCAAAAGCGTGGAAATACTTGGCTCTGAGAAGTTCAGAGGCGAGTATGCCAACGTGTATTTGGGGCCTCGTGAGTTTCGGATTGATGATATACTGAAGCGGCCGCCTCGTTCAGAAGGATTAACCAGCTCTGAAGCTCGTAAAATCCTAAAGCAGGCGGCTGGGGTATTAAATGATCCTGAATTGCAGGCATTAAACCCAAAGATTAAAGAGCTGGCTTATAAGATCAACAACAACCCTGACACTGCACAGATAAAAGAGGTTGAATCCATTAGAGAAATACTTAAGATGGATAAAAAAGTGCTAAAAGCAGCGTGTGAACTGCTAGGGAGAATGTAATGCCGTTTAATGAATGCACCCCTGATGGCGTAATAGCAGATATTTTAGCCTCGCAAGCGGCACGAGGTGTTGAAATACCGGATAGCCTTGTGCTTAATGGCACGGCAAACGATATTTTAAGTTTTGTGAAGCGTTCACAGATTGAGGCGGGCAGTATCTTGGATGGTGCGCCTGCGAGTTTGCAAAAAATCCAGCATGAGCGCATTGGAAACTACTGGCGTTCTGTGGCGCAAGACATTGACCCACGGGTAGCGTCTGACTTTTACCAGACTGAAGACGGTAAGGCCTTAAGCCAATCCACAATTACGTCGTGGGGCCACTTGTTCATGAACCCGTCGCAGATTATCGGCGAGGATGTGGTGGCTGAACTGGATGATATCCTTGTGGGCCTTGCACAACGTGGCGTGTTTGACGGGCAAGAGTACCAGTCGGCCGTTAATCGCTTTTTTAAATCAGTTGATACCACTGACTTTACCGATGAGCAGTTTATTTACTTTAACGAGTACAAAAACAACCTGAGCAAAAGCAGCCGTTTTGCTGTGGCCGGCAAGGAAGGCGACATCATCGGCAATAAGATTGACGCTATTGTCAAAGGGACGGTGCAACTGTCCCCAACGGTTATTGGCGGCAACATGATTGAGCCCTTTATGAAGGGCATCCCGTTGTATGGGCGCAGCTTTTTGCAAGGCTGGAAAGATTTAGCCCGCTATGGCAACGGCAATATCATGGAAAACCTGTTTGCTGAGATACCAGAACTAAAGCAACAAGGGCTTTATGGGTTGGATGTTCCTAACGAGGAACTCAAAGGCGTTATAGAGCGTGCTAGCGGCTTCATGGACAGGCCCGCAAAGAACCTGATGTACTTTGTCGGGGTAGCAGACGGAGGCAATGCTGCTGCGGGTCGTAGGGCCATCCAGCAAGTTATGTTTTTACCCCGCATGGCTGATGTGCCATTGTCGTACAAGATGCCTGCAACTCGTAGCGCCACACGGTTGCTGAATTACAGCATTAGCACTTACAACTTGTTTACATCCACACTGCTGGCGGCAAAAGCGAACCCATCGGCTGACAATATTAACAGGGCGATTGGATTACTAGCCACCTATGGCACTGTGGCGGGTATACCAGCCATTATGGAAGCAGGTGGCGGCAGTGTTGAAGAGATTCCCGTTATTGGTGGCGCTTGGAAGGCAGTGGCCTCGGTGTCTAGCGTCAACGTGGTAAACCGAGTGGGCATTCCAGTGTCTCAATTTAACAGCATGGTGGTGCAACCGATTAGCAAGCCCATTACCAAGATTACACAGGGCAAGTTTCAAGACTTGGATGCAGAAGACATTGCTAAGCTGGGCATTGCCTTAGCCTTTTCTGTGGCTCCTAATGGTAGTGCAGGCGAGGAGCTAATGAGTAACCAGTTGCTCAACAGAGCTGTTAAAAACGGGATCAAAGGAATATCGGGCGAAAAAGAAGGCACAGAGGCCTTTATTGACACGGTGTTACCAAGCTACAATAGGTAGGTTATGCCAAGTTACTTGCAACGAGTGCAGTTGCTTTACGAAGCAAAAAACGACATTGGGTTGCAAAGTGCGCTGGTTGAGCGGTGCAAAGAAGACCCGTTGTTTTGGTTTGACTGGTTTGCATGGACGTTTAACCCACGGCTGGATAACGCCCACTTGCCGTTTAACCTATACCCGTTTCAGCGTGACGTGATAGAAATCATGTACGATTGCATTACACGAGGGGAGCCGCTCATCATTGAGAAAAGCCGTGATATGGGCTTAAGCTGGATGGTGCTGCTGATGTTCCAGTGGTTTTGGCTGTTTAAAGACGGTGCAGACTTTTTGCTAGGAAGCCGCAAAGAAGACGAGGTAGATGACAAGGGCAACCGTTCGACTTTGTTTGAGAAGTTTCGTTACAATCTAAACCGACAGCCCTTGTGGATTTGTCCTAAGTTGGCCCGTCATCATGATGGGCATATGAAGATTATTAACCCAAAAAATGGTAATGTATTAAATGGCGAGGCAGCCACACCGGACTTTGGGCGATCCCAGCGGTATCGTGCAGCGTTGATGGATGAGGTAGCCCGCCACCCTTATGGCGAGTTAGCTTATGCGTCGGTATCACAGTCTACTAACTGCATTATTTTGCTGTTTACACCGTTCGGCAAGGCTAACGTCGCTTATAAAATGAGGTCACATGAAGGTGTTAAGTGGGTCGATATAGGAGAGTCTGATGAAAGGCGTTAGACTCCATTGGTCTTTGCACCCTGACAAAGCACAAGGGTTGTATTATGACGAGACTGGCAAGCCTCGTAGCCCTTGGTATGATAACGAGATTGAAGCCAAGCAAATGACCAAAGCCGCTGTGGCTAGAGAGCTGGATATTAGCTATGAAATGAGTGTGGAGGGGATTGTGTATCCAGAGTTTAGAGAAAGCCACATTCTAAAAAGCAAGTTTGAAGTGAACCCGCAATTGCCCGTCAATCGGTTTGTGGATTATGGGCGGGTAAATGCTTGCATCTTTAGCCAGATGCAAAACACAGGGCAATTGGTGTTCTTTAAAGAGATTGTCCTTGAAAACACCAGCACCGACACACAAGCAAAGATTATTGAGTCTCAATCGGCGTTGATTCAGTGTTCTGGCTTTAAAGATTTTGGCGACCCATCGGGTGAATATGCTGATGTGAATACCAGCACCACCAGCGTTCAGCTAATGCAAAAGCATGGCATCAACCCTACCAGCAGGGCACACCAGCTAAAAGGGGCCAAGCGCCTTACGGCCCGCACAGACTTACTACGGGCAAAACTGTCTGAGCGCATTGGTGGCGAAGAGGCCATTTTAGTGACAAAAGATTGCCAGACGATTATTGATGCTTTCCAAAGCGGCTACCGCTATAAAGAGACCATAACGGGAGAGATACTGGATACCATCCATGAGATTCATCCGTATGAGGATGTTATAGACTGTGTGGCTGGAACTGTGTTAGAATTGTTTACAGTGCATACCAATATTGAGTTGCCACCGGAGAGACGAAACCGTAACAAATACACGGGGTATTGAGGGTGATAGAGACTTTTTCCGCTTTCGAGGAAGAGGGTAACGTACAAGGAAACGAAACCAAGTTAACCAAAGACCAGCAACAGGCTTTGGTGATTGAGGCTGTAAGAGAGTGGATTAGTTACACAGATCAAATTGCAGACAAGCGAGAGCAAAGCCTTGAAAACTGGCAGGCTTATCTTCAAAATACCCCTGCCGAAACCGGATTAGATACTAACAACACCGATGGCGGAAGCCGTGTTCGCACGGGGCAACTGGCCTCATTGTTAGATGGCATCCAGTCGCAGCTATATCTGGCGGCATTTCCGTCTCAGGAAGCCTTTTACGATGCTGTGCCCCGCAATAAGTTCAGCGCAAAATACAAAACCAACTATGAAAAGTTATGCCAGTACAACAATAAGCGTTTAAACATGCTTTATAACGCTTTTGTGGATATTAAACAGCTATTATTGGATGGCACCTCTGCTGTGTGGCATCCATTTGTGCGCAAAGAGCGCAAAAAAGCCGTGTATGTTACGGACGCAGGGGCTATTGACCCAGAGGATGTAGAATCTTTTAATGAAATCGCCACTATGGGCGAAATGAAAAAAGAATTGCACGATGCTGTGGAGGTGGAAGGCACGGCTTTCTACCCTATTCTGTTTGAAAACTGGCGTTGTGATCCTTCGGTGGATGACATCGATAAAACATCGTTTTTGTATCGTCATTGGGAATACCCAGAAGACTTACAGGATATTGATGAGTTTGAGAATACTAGTGATTTATTGCCATACCGAGACATGTTTGAGGATGAATCATGGTCGGATAGGCTGGATAAACTAGAGTATCAAGGGATTCAATACGAAACCCACATGGGGGCAGATGCCACACCGGATCAAATGCCATACAACCAAGTGTGCGTGATTGAAAAGTGGGGCGATTTTTATGTGGACGGCAAATTGTATCGAAATCATGTATTGGTTTTCAGCAACGACCGCATTTTTCACTATTTTGGCCCAAATCCATACGACCACGGACAGAAACCTTTTTCCGTGGCACCGGCCATCCCTGTACCTGGCTCGCTCTATGGGAAAACCAGTATCTCGGACGCCATTCCGTTAATGCACGCATTGGATACCATGATGAACCAAGTGCTAGACGGCACTGGTCTGACGGCATCCCCAGTGTTTGGTTACAACACGTCTGATACAGTGTTGCACCAATGGGTATTGAGTGATCGTAAGATGTCACCTGGCACGCTGGTGCCTATGAATAACCCTGGTTCCATATTCCCAATATCGGGAGACTTCCGAGGCCTTCAAGTAATTGACGGCATGATGAAGCAAACAATGGAGTTAATGAAAGATACAACCGGCGGCGTGCCTTATGCTACTGGCGGCGCTGTAAGCCCACAAGACCGCACATTGGGAGAGGTTGAGATTTTAGCAGCTGGAACCAATAGTCGGTTTCAGACCATGTTGCAGATGTACGAGCAAAAGCGATTGCGGCCTTTTGTGTACCAAGAGTTTGACAATTACCGCCAATTTATGACAGAACCTGTGCGGCTTGAGAATATTGATAAACCTTTATCTCCAAACATAGTTAAGATGCTGGATTATGATTTTGACGTAACCGGCAGCCGTTCCGTGTTAAACAAAGCCCGCTCACTGCAAGACAAGCGGGAAGCTTTGGGAATGTTGGCTCAAGGGGCGCAATCAGGCGCATACCAATTACAGCCCAGCACAAAGCTAGTAGACCCAATGCCTATTATTGAATCGCTGCTAAAAGATTTAGACGTAAATACAGACGACGTTATCAAGGAACAAGCGCAAGGCGGTTTCGATGACAATGGATTATCTCAAGTATCACAGCCTCAACTTGGAGGAGCGGATCAGGCTATGGGAATCCCTGTTGGACCACCCAGCCTTCCAGGTGCTGGTGGACAAATACCTCCTGAGGGGGGAATCCCTCCCATCGGTTAATGGGGTAGATAGCGAGCGGGCATTTCTGTATGCAGCGATACGAGAGAAGGCTATGCGAGAGGTTTTAGAGTTTCCTGATAAGGAAGTGAGAGATTGCAAGTTTGTAACATCTAGTCAAAAGCGAGAGGATCGTATATAGTATGAGCGTAGATACCATGCCAAGCCATGCCGACGAGCTAGAACAAAAGGTTCTAGAGGGAGAAGGCCAAGAGGGTGAGGACGGATTAGACGAAGCCGAAGCAATTGAGGTAGGGCCTAAACCTGCTGAAGAGCCTGAGGAAGAAGAAGCTGAGGAACCCGATGAGGAGTCCGAAGAAGCGGAATCTGACACAGACATCCCAGCAAAAATGGCGGCAATTACGTCTAATGAAGAGTTTGAATACTACTCGGAAGAGTTACAGGGTCAAAAAGATTCTGTGGTGTTCTTACTTGAACAGGCCAAAGCTGCTGACCCTGCATTCCTGAAGGAAGCGGAACTGCCACGGTTCAATTACCGTTGGAACAACGCCCCCGCCAACATCTATAAAATGGATGATGACGAGTTTGAAGCGTTTGCCGATGCGTTAAGCGAAACCGAAGTAGTAAGCAAAGCCGATTACCGCAAGGTTGTGGCTGCCCGTGGTGAATACTTGAGGGAATTAAAGGCGAAGGAAAAAGAATCCGCTCAATTGTTAAACAACCTAGACTTGCAAGAATGGGCATTGATTGAACAATCAGTCCCTAAGGCAGTTCGGGATCAATCGGCGCAAATCCGTGAATGGTTGAATAAAAAGTTAGCTTCTGAGCCTGCGTTTATACGCCGGTTGCAGACGGTAAAGGGCAAGTTGCAAGCTGTCAATTTAGCGTTAAAAGCGCTAAAGGTAGAGGGCAAGTTGGCCACAAAAGAGAAAAAAGCAGAAAAGCCATTACCGGTCGTTCATTCAAAAGCAAAAGGCTCTAGTGCAAAAGCCACCCCCGCACCGGCATTTACACGAAAGCAGATTGCAGATATGACCATCGAAGAATACCAAAAGAATGCAGCAGCCATTGAGGCGGCTGAAAGGGCGGGACGTATCAAATAGTAACAATACAGGAGAGAGAAAATGGGTTTTACAGATCAAAACTTAGCCAACTTCATCCCAGAGGTGTGGTCAAAAAAACTTGAAGTTATTTTTGACAACAAATGTGTGATGAAGCCTTTGGTGAGCCGTAAATACGAGCCAGATGCCAGCTTTGGCGACACCATCCATGTGCAACGTGTGGGTGATTTCACCATTCAAGACTATGTTCGCAACCAAGTCATGGAAATGGAGCAATCCACCGTCACGGATGATACCTTGTTGATTAACCAACAAAAGTACCATTATTTTGGTGTGGATCGCTTGGATAAGCGCCAATCGCTCGTTAGCATCATGCCTGAGTATGTTGAGCGTCAAGGTGTGGCTATTGCTGAGACCATTGATGCCCGTTTGTTGAGCCATTACACCGATGCCTTGGCTGCTAACGTGTTAGGCTCTACAACTGCTCCTGAAACCATTAACGCTTCCAACGTGTACGACATCTTTGTAGAGATGGGCGAGCGCTTGGACAACCAAAACGTGTTTGATGGTGAGCGTCATGCGGTTATTGTTCCCGCTGTTCGTTCGGCTATTTTAAAATCCGATCAACTGACCAAACGTGGCACCGTGATGGTTGATGAAACCATTAAAAACGGCAAGATTGGTACGTTTGCAGGTTTTAACTTGCATATCACCACCAACATGAGTCAAGTAAGTGGCACCTACCCCATCATGTTCTTCCAAAAAGAGTTCATTCAATACGTTGAGCAATACAGCCAACTGGTGGGTGAGCAACCTGATGGAACCTTTGTGGATGCCATGAAGATGATCAAATTATATGGCTCTAAAGTGTTTAACCCTGAGTGTGGGGCTGTTGTTTACGCTGCTGCGTAAGAGGAGACGATATGGCAACCTTCTATAAAAAGCCAAGAGCAGAGGAAGTAGCAAGCACGTTGCTATCCCAAGGTTATGACTTGGATGGCGACACAGACTTGTTTTACATTAAAAACCTTGAATTGCTTGAAGAGCATCAAATGACACACGTCATTGTGGGTTCTCAAGTAAGAGGCAAATTGGCGGATGGTTATTACGAGATTGAATACGCTGGCCCTAACCCGACCAGCAAAAAAGCTCGTTTAGCTGCAAAGTCGGTTGCCAGCCGTCAACAACACGAACAAGCTATTCAGGAAAAGAAAAAACGTAAGATCAACAAGATTGAGGAGACTATTTAATGGCTATCACTTCACGGGCCACAACCCTAAAACGTAAAAACGCTTGTCTATACCAAAACGCTGTTGTTGCGACATCCAACGACACCACGGCGACTGCCTACTCTCAACCCATTAACAACCTTGATGGCTCTATTGAGTCCATTACGGTTCACTCGGTTGTGAGTGCCAACTCGTCTGGTGGCAACTATGTGTTGACGCTGCAAGGCTCCAACGATGGAACCAACTTTGCTGATATCAAAAAAGAAGGCGGCGCCTCCACTTTGACTACCGGCAACGTGGCCATCAGCACCGCTTCTGCTGGCGCTCCTATCAGTGCCTTTTTGGACACTGTTGAGCGTTTACGTCGCACCTTTCCTGCTTACATCCGTGTGAAAGAAACCCTTTCCTCTGGTGGACGTACCAGCATCACCAACGTGCATGTTACCTACAAAGCGACCCCTTATAACGCCTAATGGCTGATACCCTTCTAACGGTTATACAGAGGGTCTTGGCTGCTACCGGTCAGGACCCTTCTGTCACTTCGCTGAGTGACTCTGACGACACCCGCTACCTAATGGATCGGGTCAATGACGCTTTGTTAAAGCTGTATACGCTAAAAGGCACTCACGTTGACTCTAGTAGCTCGATTACCATAACGGCCACCACACGGGTGTACAATATCACGGCTGGGCTTGATATATACATGATTGAGCCAACTAGCTTTCGATTGGATGATCAAAAGATAGAGTTAATTGACTTGGATCGTTTAGAGAGAATCGACACGGAATGGGATACTCGCACGGCTGAGAATGTGCGGTATTTATATTTTGATAACGGCCAAATCTGTGTGTATCCTATTTTACAAACGGGGACGGCCAGTAAAACGCTAAAGTTTAGACACCCGCAAGTGTGGGCAAGACTGTCTGACACAACAGATACTTTTGATTACCCTGACGTGTGGCTGGATTATGTGGAGCGATATGCCCAATTCCGTTATGAGATATTTAAAGGTATTAGCAACCCTGTTGTAAGCCAGATGGAAGTGGACGAGGCCTGGGGACGTTGTGTTGCCAAAAGTCTACAAGGGCGTCAATTTCAGTTACAAGGGTATCGTAAGTTTGGGAGGCGCTAAATGGCAAACTCCAAACAACTACGAGGCATCCGGCAGAACGTAAGATTCCAGTCTCTTACTCAAAACGTAGGGGGCTTAATTAAAAACCGAGCCGATCGCTTTTTGCCACCATCGGCGGCGGTAACGATTGAAAACATGCACGCAACCAGCGAGGGCAGCTGGACGGCCCGCAATGTTGGCTATGAGAACATGAATGGCACTGCTTACCAAAGCGGGGCTTAATCTGGTTTACCGATAATTCTTTGGTTGACCACTTGCTAGCCACTGCCAATGGCAAGCTAATTGAGATTAACACGTCCACTTTTGCTGAGACAGTTCAAGATGCCAGCGCAGGCGTTAGCACATCATCCATTACGGATATGGTGCAGTATGGCAACAAAGTTTATATGGTGGATGGAACCATTGCTACCCCTCGCACGTGGGACGGAACCATGGCGGCTAATAGTGGCGGTTGGCCCGTCAATGCGCTTTATGACACACCCAAGCTGGTAGAAGTGCATAATGGGCGTTTGGCTTACGCTAACTTTGACACATACCCCTCTCACATAGCGTTAAGTGACGTAACTGACGGTGAAACCTTTACTATTCCCGCTGTGGCTGCTTCGGATGCTGCTGTCATTGAGGTATCGCCTGGTGATGGGCAAACCATTACGGGTATGAAATCAGTTTTTGTGCCACAAACCAACGATACGTTTTTGGTTATTACAAAACAGCGGTCAACATACGTGATGACAGGCCAAAGCGCCTTACCTGACGACCCTGACCCTTTTACAGTAATTCTAGCCAACGCTAACTATGGTTGTGTAAACAATCAGAGTATTGTGCAGGTTGGCAACGATATTTTAATGCTGGGTGAATTGCCAGGTGGCGGCTTTGGCATTTTAAGCTACAGTACGGCCATGCAGAATGGGACCTTACAGCCGTCGCTTATTGGTTCCGATGTTATTCGCCCCATATTATCCACCATTAACCGTAATGCTGTGGACAAGTCATATGCGGTACATTTCCCATCCCGCCGTGAGGTTGTGTTTGGCATACCTGTGGGGGCCAGCAGCACCGTCAATCGGTGGTTGGTATACAAATACTCAGCCGCCCAAGATGACACGCCTAAATGGAGCATACGGACGGGTATCGTGCATCCCTGTGGCTTGGTGTACAAAGACACTATTTATTTCGGAACTACTAACGGTTACTTAAGTGAATGGTTTAAAACATCTACAGCTAATGGCACAGGCATTGCTTTTACTTATGAATACCCTTACATGGTGATTGGCACTGAAGGCCAATACAAGCGGGTAACAACAGCGTGGGCGCACTTTAAAACGCCCGTTAATATCAACGTTTCCATTACCTCGGAATGGCTTGGCGGTGGTAATAACAATATTAAGACAGTGTCCGTTCCTTTAGGCTCAAGTGTGACTGAAAGCCTATACGGCACAGCAGTCTATGGCACTGGCTATTATGGTGAAGTTGTAGAGCGCAAACGGCAATTTAAAGTATTTGGCAATGGTGAGCGCTTAAAGGTTAAAATACAAGGGACAACCACTTCCAATGGCGGCCCTGAGTTTTTGGGTGTAACAGCCCATGTGGAATACGGTGGCACAAGCCATCATTATAACTAGGAGAGAGAGATGGCACAGATCGCACGGCTTAAAGACGCAGAGATTAGCAACGGCAACATTATCAATGCCGATGATTTGGATGCTGAATTTAACCAGCTTGTTAGTGAAAGCAACGGCCAGGATACCCGTTTAACCACAATTGAAAGCGGTGCTTTCAGTAAATCGGGGGTAATGACGTTTTTAGCCACTCCTAAGATGGATGCTATTTCGGAGGTAACAGCTGCTGCTGGTGTAACGATAGACAGTGTTGTCTGCAAAGATGGCATGGTCACTGTGGCGGGGACCCCTACTACCAACGGCCAGATTGGTTATGCCTCCAATGTGTTAAATGCTTATATTAACGGTAGCTTAAAGACCATAGCCACAACGGATGCCATTATCAATGATTTTGAATACCTTGGTACCAGCGGCGCTATTTCGGCTGCTTCTACAGTGGATTTTACCACTGCTGGTTGGTTTAACGGCACCTATACCGACTTGGAGTTTCGATTAATCCATGTAAAACCTACAACAGACAATACTGTTATTTGGTTGCGAACTAGCGTTGGTGGCACGTTTCTTTCGACCAATGAGTATGATTATGTAAACAACGGTCGTAGTAATACTGACACAGCAAGAACTTTAAGCGCTGCATCACAAGCGCAGTTAATACCCTTGGTTAATAACAATTTAGGTAATGGAACCAATGAAAACTATTGTGGGCGAATAAGGTTTTCGGCACCAAATGCTACTTTGTGGAAGATGCTGGATTGGCAATATACTTATTCAGATTTAAACACAGCGATTATCAATGCATCAGGTGGCGGTGCTGTAAAGACCACAAGCGCCATCGACGGTGTGCGGTTCTTAATGTCCAGTGGGACAATAGCTTCAGGTGAGATTAAGGTGTATGGATTGAGGGCCAGCTAATGAATAAGATTGTAAATGGTGAAACAGTGCCAATGACTCCCGAAGAGATAGCCGAGTGGGAGGCAGGACAAGACAATACAATTATTCCTCCTGACCCCGTAGAAGTGTTGTCATCTATTTTTGATGCCCAACCACCAGATCTTCGGGCCCT